GTATTGAAGTTGGTCCAATTGGCAGTCCGTTTATCACTTGGTTGTACAACAACACAGCCAATGTGTTCACATCAAGCGGCGGTATCAGTGCTGTTGGCAACGTGACCGGTGGTAATTTAAATGCCGCTGGCTTGAGTTTGACAAGCAATGTTGTATCGGCCCTCAATGTCACAGGTGCCATTGCTGGTGCCAACGTGACCACACCAGGATTGATTTCGGCCACCGGCAACATTACAGGTGGCAATTTAATTACTTCTGCCGCAGTATCAGCAGCTTCGGTATCAGCTTCGGGCAATATCACAGGTGGCAACATACTAGGTGGAGCCAACGTCAATGCCACCACACACACAGGTACCACAGTTAGTGTGTCAGGCAATATCACCGGTGGCAACATCATTACCAGCGGGGCATTGAGTGCGGCATCATTGAGCCTGAGTGGTGCAAGTCAAGCAGCCAGTTACTCTGCAGGCACCGGTAATATCACAGGTGGCAACATTGTGAATGCCAACGGTAACGGCGTGGGCAACATTGGATCATCTTCAGTTTACTTCAACACTGTGTTTGCCAAAGCAACATCAGCACAATACGCTGACTTGGCAGAAAAATACACAGCTGACGCAGAATACACATCAGGCACTGTGCTGAGCTTTGGTGGCGCACAAGAAGTTACCATAACGTTGACAGACGCAGATCATCGTGTGGCAGGTGTGGTATCTACCAATCCTGCTACCATCATGAATGCAGGCCTAACTGGCGAGCACGTGGCCATTGTAGCACTAACTGGTCGTGTGCCATGTTCTGTCACAGGCCAAGTGCGCAAAGGCGACAGCATGGTATCAGCTGGCAACGGTCAGGCACGTGCAGAAGCCAATCCTGCTGTGAGTACAGTGATTGGCAAAGCACTTGAGGACTTTGATGGTGAGTCAGGCACAATTGAAATTGTGGTTGGACGAGTGTAGTCGCAACTGCCACAAAAAACCCGCTTAGGCGGGTTTTTGTTTTTCTAGCAATGCAATCTTGTCTTGCACAGCTTCTATATTCATGGTTGACCACAGGCCAGGATGCATGGGTCTGGGCCACTGTCCTGGGTCAATCCAGGCATAGCCCAGGTGTTCGTGGTTTAACACTGGCACAAATTCGTCAGCCACCACACACACCCAGGTATTGTATTCAAATTGTGCGTCGGCACTGGTGAACTTTTCTAGCGGAACCAGTCGGGTGTAGTCAGGAAAAAATCCCAGTTCTTCTATGCACTCACGTTCCATGGCACCCAGCAAGGTTTCACCAGTTTCTACCTTGCCTCCAGGCAGTCCCCATGCACCTGGATGTCTATCATCGTTGCGCAACAGATAAAGATATCTGCCAGTGGTGCTGCTACGAAACCAAACTCCCACTGCTTTCAAAGCACAATGCTCCAGGTTCCGCCATCGTACACACCTTGGTAGCTTTTGATCCACTGTGTTCCGGTCCACTCGTATTGTGTGCCTGTGTGTATGTTGGTCACATAATTTACAGTGGACTGATCGCTGGCCACAAACACCACACGCCAACGTGCGCCATCAAATTCAATGATATCATTGGCTGATGCCACCAAGGGTTGCCCACCTGTGCCGGCCCAGGCCGTGGGGTTGGAAGGATTGGTATGATCACCGGTGCCTTCAGTCAATAGATATCGTTGTCCCAACAGCGCACTGTCCAGGCCGTCACCGGGACCACTCAACAGGGGATTGATGATGGCATCAATTGGCGCCAGTGAGTTTTGTGGCGCAGTGTCTGGATCCACGTCAAAAATTACCAGTCGATCATCATTGGGGTTGATCACAATGGTGCCTACAATCACAGATCCGTCGGCCTGGTCCAAGCGTATTTGGCTGATGCCCGGACGATACACGCCATAGGCACTGATCAAGGTAGGCCACAACAAACTGCTGCCAGCCACAATTTGTGTGGGCACAAGAGTGTCCAAACTGCCATCAGGCACAATGGTTGGTGCGTACAAACACTGTATTTGATTTTCAATCACAACCAGTTTGTAGTTCCATGGAGTGACCAACAGTCGTGTGCCCAACAACAAATCATTGTTGGTGATGGCGTCATTTAAATCGCCTTGAGCATCGTACATGGACGCAACCACACGTTCCACCACACCCAGCTTCTTGACCTTGGCCGGAGGAGATAACCATATTGGCATGCTGAATGTCAAGGTAGCAATGTCAATGGGATTTTCTACGCCAATGGGCACAGTACGACTGCTCCATACTGTTCTGTCCAGGTACATCACACTCAAACTGGTCCAGTCAATGTAGTTGTCTGTGCTTTGAATTTCTAAACTGGGATTGAACAAGGTCAAAATCTGTTCCAGTATTTGCAATTTTTGATTGGTGTTTGAAGTCCATATGTCCAAATTCACAGTGAGCTTGAATGGCACTGGCATGAGTCGTTCAACCGTGAATGCATTGCCTTGTGTGGTTTCGTAACTTTCGGTTACACTGTCATAAGTGCGTTGTCGTACATTGATCTTGCTCACAAAGTATGGATCTTGTGTCCGGCTTTGTTCATAGTCCAGGCTTGTGATGTAAAAAGTTATCAACGGAGTTGATGGTAAACTGTTGCGTGAGTTTTCTTGTATGATGGTTTGCGCATTGCGACTGGCATCACCATAGCGCACAGGCACACGTATCAGTGCGGCATTGTTTACTCCGTCATTTTCATTGCCGTATTCAATTTGAAAACCTGAAAATACTCTTGTGATTTGCAACAAGAATCGGCGTATTTGGGCGTCATAAAAAAATTGTTGCATAATTTAACTAGACTTTTGTCCTGGTTCTGTGGGCGGGAATGGCTTGGGCGATTTACCACCATTTTGACTGCCATTGTCTGCCTTGGGCCGCAGTATTTCACTGAGACTCTGGCGACTGGGTATATTTCCTTGATCAGTTGTGTTCACAGTGTATGTATTGTTTACAAAGGTACTGCGTAAAGTATTGTTGGTTACACCATTGTTGAGATTGGTGCGCACATTGTCTTCAATCTTGATCCATCTCGAGCCATCATAACGGAACAGTCTATTTGGCATATAATCCAATCTCAAAGCATAATCTCCAGACACAGGGTTTGGTGGGAAACTCACGCCTGGTGTGACTGGCAATCCATTGGGTGCCTGCCCATCTCCAGTGAGGTAGCCCATGGTGTAACCTTCGCCACGCGGTGTCACATTCATGCCACCTTGTGTGCCATCCACAGTGTCCCCTGATTCATTGGTCAATGAATCAGGATTGGCAGGTTGTCCATCTAGTAGTGTAGGTACAATGTAGAACTTGGTAACATCGTAGCCTGACAGTGGAACGTCAGCATCTGCTTGAATCAGGATAGCATCATTGATTTCAGTGTCTTTGACACGAGTACCTTGGATGTCACTTATGGTGGCCGGAGTGTATGGCCGCCAAAATTCTGTGTTAGTGATATCTGTGTCCGCTGGAGTATTTTTCTGTGCTTGATAATAGGTATCGCCATAGTTCACAATGGTGCCAGCAGGATAGAAATTGCCCGGATCCCAGATGTTTTCTGCCACAAATGGCTTGTTGGTAATTTGTGCAAACTCCTGTTGATCTTTCATGGGTGTGCATTTCACACGCCACAAGTGAGGCAACCAAGTTTGACTGAATCCTTCTGACGCAAAGTCAGCATCTTGTATCACATAGTATCTGGGCAAGGCCCGGGGTATGTCCTGATTTAGCGGATGGTAGTCCGTCAAGTTAGGAATCTCTATAACATCGCCGTTCATGAGCTTGCGCTGAAATGTGTCAATCATGGTATTGTAGTGAAACGTCATGAATATGGTGTCGTTGTTCAAGAACAAGCCAAATTGTGTCAGGTCAAAGTCCACGTCCTGTGTGTTGTACACACCGCGCATGACATACACATCAGGGTCATAAATTCTATCACGGTTTTCCAGCAACAACAAGTCTTGGATGTTCAGCACATCCACATCTGCGTAGGCGGGTTGTGTGGCATCAAAATTGCCTGAAAATGCCGAATCCTCGCCGCCAGCTTGTGGCCCCATGTAACGATGGATGTAGATGTCCAGTCCACCAACAGTGTATTGCTCTCTAATTATACGATCTAAAAATTGATAATCTCGGGTCCGATTGGGCCTGTACATACTTAATCTTGGCACAACAAATCTCCTTTAAGTACGTTACAATTATTGCCGTGCCATCTGTCGTAATTGGATTTTCCACCTATAACACTATTACAATGAGGGCATTGAAA